CTGCCCCTGCGGCCCCGCCGGTCCCGTCTCGCCCTTCGGCCCCTGCGGGCCCATGACCGAGCCGAGGTCTATCACGCTGCCGTCCGTCAGCGTGAAAATCAGCTTCCCTGCGTCCGTAACCTCCACGGCCTTTACCCCGCGGGAGATCAGTCCGCCGATCGTCACCGTGATCTGATTCGGAATTTCTACCCTCATACCTGCTCCTTACTCCACGAATGCCCGATTCCCGCTCGCCAGCGTCGTCTTGTCGCCGTGCGTGTACCGGATATCGTAGGTGTACTTTCCCTTCGTGAATTTTGCCGTGACCGTCGCGTCGAAGTTCAGCGTGACCTGGTCATTCTCCACCTTCGCAAAGCTGAACGTGTGGACGGTCTGCCGCGTATCGTCCAGAAACACGACCGCCATGCTGTCCGTCGTCCCGATCGTGACGGCCTCGCCGTCCTGGTCCTTCAGGTCGAACCGCAGCACGATCGAGAACGTGTCCCCTTCGTACCACCGCAGCACCCCTTTGTCGATCCTCGGGCTCGGATAAGCCCCCGGAATTGGCGTCGCCATGCCGCATCCCTCCTTTTCATCCAGTGTAGCAGACCCCCGCGCCGGATTCACCCCACGCCGCGAAGCAAAGGCCGGGGCATCTGCCCCGGCCTGCGGTTACTTGTACGGATTGTTTTCTTCTTTCCAGCTCGTCCCCATGGCCGCCCAGAGCGCGGCCTTCTGCGCCTTTGTCAGGTTCAGCCCATCCAGCACGGTCTGGATCCGTTCCTGCGAAACTGTCTGCGTTCCGAACTGCTTGAAGTACGTCTGCTTGTACTGCATGTAGGCGTCATAGCCGACGCCGTCCGCTGCCAGCGCGTCCATCTTCGCCTGCTCCTCGTCAGACGCCATGACGGAATAATAATATGCCGTCTTCGCGTTCTGTGGGATGTCGTAGGCGTACAGCATGGCGAGCTTTGCATTCTTGTCGTCGACCTTCTTCATGGCGGTCACGAATGCGTAGCTTTCTCTCTGGTCGGTTCCGCCCTCGGTCATGCCCTGATAGGCGGCGGTCTCCTTCGCGGACAGCGACTTGAACCCGCTCTCCACCCAGCTCTGCGCCTCTTCCGTCGCCGTCTTGCCGAACAGCAGCGCCTGCGCCCAGCTCTTCGCCCGGTCAGCTGCGTTGTCGTTATACAAAGGATACTGCAGAATGTCGCGGCCCTCGTTGTCTACCGTGTAGCTGCCGCCGCGAGCCGCCGCCGTCGCGCCCTGATATGCCTTGCGGATCTGCCCGCCGCCGAACGGCGTCGCCAGATACAGGCCCGGTTTGATAAGCTCGTCTGTGATCGTCTTTGCCTTCTTTGCTGGGGCCATGTCCTCGTTGCTTGACCAGATTGCTTTTCTGATTTTCGCGAAGCTTGGGATCGCGGAATCGATAGCGATTCGTCCGCTATCAATGTCAACACCCCATTTCTCATCCAGCCCCAGCACGTTGACCACCTGCATTCCCGGCAGCTCTGACAAAATCGCTCCTTCAAGGTTTGTAATCGCCTGTTCCGTGCCCGGCTTCTCCTTCGTGAAGTCCCATTTCCCGGATACCGCCGCCTGCACCGTGTTCGGCAGCTGATACCCCGTGAAATCTCCGACCGTATCATTGATGATATCCAGCGGATCCAGCGCCGCGCGCCTGCCCACAATGCTCTCGTAGAACTCATTGTAGATCCACGCGCCGATGAGGAATTTGAACATCGCCTTCGCCAGCGCCGCCACGCCCTTCTTCCGTTCCTCCCGCGCCATGTCCTTGAATATCCAGCTGAGCTCATTGTTGACCTCCAGCTGGAACTGTGTGAACAGCTTCACCAGCGGATTCCGCGCAGAGTACAGCGTCGGCGTCGACCCCTTGCTCCTGTCTGCCATCACGCCGGACGCAAACTGGTCTGCCTCCTGCATCGCGCTCGTCTCGCTCATGCCCCGCCGCAGGTTCTGGTAATACCGCGCACGGACGACGCTCCCCGTCGTAAACGTATCAACGGATTCCATCAGCCAGCCTGCACCGGCGGAGACTTTATCCATCGTGCTCATGGCCAGCCGCCCGTAGCCGCTGCGGTTGTTGATGAACGTCGACGCAGAATCCAGCCCGTCCGCCGTCTTGTAGTTTTTCAGCGTATCCCACATGCCGCGCAGCACGTCTGTCGTCGACACCTGGCTCCATGCCTGCGTGATCGGAATGAAGTTTGTGAGCGCCGAACCCACGTTGGCCGCGACCATGTTCGCGCCCACGCGGGACTCGAATTTCTTCATAACGTTGTAGAATCGTCTCCCAAACGTCTTCTCCATGCCCCGGTCGAGCCGCGACTTCTTTCCCGCCAGAAGGTTTGTGTATTCGTCCAGCTCATCCACAAAGTTCGAAAGCCCATACCGTCCCTCCTTCGTCAGGTTCGTCACCTGCTCGTTGGCTTCGTCCGGGTTGAGGAATGGGTTCATCATGATCGCATCGATCCGCTGCTTCAGTCCCTCGTCCGACGCCCGATACCGGATCTGCGTCGCCAGCGCCCGCAGCCGCTGAATGTCCGCCGTGTGGAAGATCACGTCCGTCGCGACCTCGATATACCGGTCAAAGCCCTGCAGCGCGTCATACGCTGTCGCGTAGCCAAGTCTGTTCTGGATGTTCGCCATGTACCGGATGCCGGGTTTGAAGTTTGCCGTGAGGCCGTTGATCGTCGCAGGCAGCGGCGACACATCGCCCTCGATCCCGGCCGCCCTTGCGAACTTCTGCAGAATGCTGCCGCCTTCCTCGTTCTCCTGGAAGTGTGGGAAATATCCCTGCAGATAATTGACCGGCTCATATCCATTCTCAATGCGCACCCGATTCATATCCTGGAACAGCTTGTCGTAGACCTCGTGAAAAACCTTCACGGCTGCCCGCACCTTTCCGAGATCCAAATTCGGGTTTTGCTTCTCGAATTCCTGAATCGCCGCGTTCCACTCGTCAAACGTCATCCCCCCGCGCCTTTCGACACGCGGATGCTGCTTGAGATAGTCCCGGTTGAATTCCGCCTCGCCCAGCCACTGCACCGCATAGCTCTCCGAGACCAGATTTCCCTTCCGTACCTGCCGGTCGAGCTTCAGCTCCCGGATCCTGTCCTGCTGCTCGACCAGATAATTCTTGCGCTTGCTTTCGTTTTCGTGTACGGGCCAGAAATACTTGTTGATAAAAGCATTGGCCTTTTCGTCAGAGACCTTTCCCTTCCGCGCGATATCCCGGATGTTTCGCTCCATCGTCTCGCGCTGGTACTGGATCCCCATAACCTTGTCGACCCACTTGACGGCCTCGGCTTCCGTCAGCGCCTGCTCGGCAAAGTCCCGCAGCCCCTGCTTGCGCTGCGCGTTCCATGCCTTGAGCTTCAGCGCCAGCATATCATAGTCAGCCTTTGCCTCGTAGACCTTCAGGATCTGCTGCCCGTTTTCCAGCCCTGCCACATAATCCGGGCTTGTCTCCCCGCGCAGCAGCCGGTTCACGATCTTCTGGTCGGCTTCCGTCAGCAGCGTCTTGCTCTGCGCTTTCTCGACCACTCGCCTTGCGTCCTTCAGCTGCGCCCACATCTGCTTCGTTTCTTCCGCTGTCTGCGGAATAGCAAGCTTTTCTTTGGCCTTGTTCTGCGCGTCCAGATACCGCTGCGCCACGCGCAGCCCGCTCGTCAGCCGGTCAATGGATTCCGTGAAATTCGCCTGCTGCCACTTCTTGAAGCTCGCCGCCTGCGGCCCGTAGTATTCATCCAGCGTCTTCTGTACCTTCTGAATGCCGCGCGCCACATCGTAGATCTGCATCAGCTGGTCGCTCGGCGCGGTAATGTCTGCCGGGAACAGCTCCGGCGCCATCTCCTGCAATTCCTGATAAAACGAGTCGACTGCTCTGCCGTCTTTCCCAAGCGTCAGCGTACCAAACGCCGCCCTGCGGAACAAATTCCAGTCTGCAATGTTTTTCTGATCGTACTCAGAAAGCGTCAGCTTTGTTCCCTTGATGAGCGATTTCAGATCTCCGTACTGCTCGATATATTGCTGGTCCTCTTCCACGCCCGCCTTGTAGGCCGTTTCAAAGAGATTATTCAGCTTCGCCCGGTCAAGCTGCCCGTCCGTAAAGAACGTCCGCAGCGCCTCCTCGGCCATCGGCTGCAAAACCTCCCGCTTCGCCTGCCCCGGCACGCTCAGATTTTCCGCCAGCTCGTTCACCAGCCGGCTTTCCAGCCGCCGCACATACTGCGCCGCCTTCTCCCCCATCAGATCCCGATACCGCCCTCCCTGCGCGGAAAAACGTACCCCGTTAAGGCCGTTCAGGATTTTTAATCTCTGTTCATCGTCCCCTTCCTTGTACAAGATGACGTTTGTCCCAGTCGCGCGTTCTACTGCTTCTACCTCTTGTCTTGGTGTGCTGTCTGGCGCAATGATGGCTACCGCCTCTCCAAACGGTACTACTCTCTGTGGCTTCGCCTCAAAATATCCCGTTGGCATTTCTGCTGCTTGGCGGTACATTTTCTCAATTTCCTCTGCAAGACTGTTGTTGATATTGTACCCCTGATCTCTAAACTTCCGTTGAATATGTGCAGCATTCTTTCCTGCGTTCTCCATAAGAAGCCCTGCGATCTCATCCATGTCGTAGCTTCCGGAGGTCTTCTGCACATTTGAAATAATTCCCTCGATTTGCTTATCCAGCTCCTGCAGCAGCCGGTTATATTCCTCTTCCGGCATATTCTGCAGTCGTCCTTCGTCTGCGTGGATGGCGTCTACACTCTTGTATCTCGGCGTCGCTACAGATAAGATTCCCTTGGCACCCACGCCCAAGTAACCCTCGCCCCTTGCGTCGGCCTGATTCATTGCTTTTACGATGTTCTCTGCCGTGTACGCTCCATGCGTTTCCCGGAAGCTCCTTCTCCTGCCGGAAGCCGTGAAGCGTTCTTTCCCATTGTAGATGCCCGGCTCACCCAGCACGCCGCGAAGATGCCCGCGTACCCATGCCTCGACATCTGCATCGTCCACCGCCTCGCGGAGCTTATCCTGCGTGGCGTAGTGGTCTACGCCGTCGCGTGTCTGGCCGCCGTCTTCATAAAGCGCTTCTGCGTTCCGGATGAAATCCTCTACACGTACGTCGCTAATCTTGTCTCGCTGCCGTGCAATGCGCGTCTCACGCAGCTCCGGCTTGCGGTTCAGAGCGTACTCGTGGTCTGTAATCCAGGCGTCCATGATGCTCTCGCGCGCCGTCTCCAGCTCAGCCTCTGTCAGCCGCTCGCCGGTCTCCAGCTTCACATACAGCTGTGCCAGCTCCTGCGCACCGATTTTCTCCGTGTATTCCTGCAGTGCCAGGTTGCCGAAGCTGTCCCAGACTTTTTCCTTCAGTACCTGCTCAATGTCTTTCCCTTGCTCTGCAAGATATGCAGCTCGCACCGTGTCGTCTCTGGAAAGCTGCTTGGCCAGCTCTGCCTCGTCCATCGTGGACACTTCGGCCACACGGCCGCTGATGACGCTGTCGCGAGAGAAGATACCTCCCGCCACCTGTTTTGCAAGCTGCGCGATCTTCTGCTCTGCTGCTCTGCTGGCCTCGTAGTTCACCTCCCGCTCGACGATCGCGTTTGCTGCCGTCGGCGTCCAGGCGTCGCCGCCATAGACTTTATTACGGCTATCAGTTTCCGGGTCGATTGTCTTGCGCGGATAAACAACGCTGGTGTCCCCGTACTCGGTGTGTCCCTCTTGTGCGTCCACAATAGCAATAGACGGGGATGGAATCCCTCCCCAGTTCAAGGCTGCATCTCTGATAACGTTCCAATCCTTGTTATGCAGCGCCACGAAATCCTTTGTTCTCTCGGCAGGACTGCTCATTGAGAACTTTTTCTTGACATCCCTGCCATTTCGTGCTATCTTTGTTTTAGGCAAGTCACCATAATCAGGCTGCGCATCGGGCACGAGGTCCGAAGCGAAAGTGCCAGAACTGGTGACTTGCTCTATTTTTGTCATCCCGTAGAACGTCGCGCCCATGTCTGATAGCCCGATATTGAATATCCCCTCGAATGCTCTTCCGCCAACGACGAACGTTGTTTTGTAATAATCAAACCCGTCTGTTGCGAAGGTGTGGTTTTTGTGGTCATCAGAATGGCCAACGTATTCCGCCGCTTCCAGCATTTCATCCAGGTTCGCAGATGCACGCATTTTTGCCTGGAAAACCGTATCGCTATAATATGTCCCATCATGTGCGTACTTCCCGGCCGCATCGTAGCGATCGCCGGACCTGTGTTTTCTCCAATCTGCCTGTTTTCTGACTGTGGCCGCCGCATATTCTCCGAGTGGAAGCGTCTGCCCGGCAAACTCATCCTGAATAATTTCTTTCGCCAGTTTTGCCGCCTGGGAATTGTCCAAGCCAATAAAGCGGCCCTGCTGCTTATCGACCAGAACGTATTTCTTTCCATCTTTCGCTGTTTTTATGCTGAACTTCTTCCCCGCCGGCGGCGCTCTCGCGCTGCCGGATTTTTTCTGCCACTGGCCAACCTCCATCTTCACGTCCGCGCGCAGCTGGTTTGTGCCGTAGTCCGTGCGGTTCATGCCGGCGTAGGTATCCGCGACGATCTCCTCGACGTAGGCGTCCGTGTCGTCGCCGTAGATCCCGGCGTATGCGTCCACATAGCTCTCGATCATCTCCTTTGTGATCTTGCCCTCGCCCAGCAGCCGCTTCTGGATCTTCGCCGCCATCTCCGGCCAGCGCTTGACAAGCAGGTGATATCCCTCGTGCTTCGCCAGCTCGAACGCAGAATACTCCTCGCTGTCCGCCCGGATGAGCACGGAGCCGTCCTCCGTCACGGCGGCATCCGCATAAAACGTCTGCCCATCGATCTCCTGCGTCAGCTGCCCGGTGAAGAACCGCGCGTTCTGCACGCCCATCGACCGGAAGAACTTTTCCGCCGCCCGGATATCCTCGCTTCTGGCCTCTTGCCCCTTCGGCATGACGCGCACTTTTTGCGTGTTGTCCTTTCCAAAGCCGAGCGTCGAAAGTTCTACTTCATCCCAAGCTTTTGCGAGATCTCGCGCACCCTGCGCTCTCTTTCTTCCGGCGTCAGCTCTTTGCTGCTGCGCTGTGCTTTGGCGAACGCCTCCAGCCTGTCCTTCGGCACGCTGACCAGCCTGCCCGACTTGTCCTTCATCAGTAACCTCGATACTGCCATTGTTTACCCCTTTCTGCCCTGCGGCAAGGCCCGCTCGATAGGCGGCTGCCGCCACCTCCTGATTCATTCCTTCGGCGTAGCGCATCGCCCGCTGCTCACTCGCGCCGAGCCTGCCCTGCTCATAGACCTGTCCGAAGCTCTGCGCATACTGCTCCGCCGGCATGCCCGTCGTATTCCCGTTCAGGAAATACGCCGCCGTCTGCTCGTCGTAGCCCGCTCTCTGGGCCTGCGTCTGCAGATACCGTTCCTCCTGCTGCAGCGCGGCTTCATCGAGCGCCTGCTCCGCGTCCGCCGTCTGCCGC